TCTATCGCAGCTTTGATCGCGTCTTCTGCAAGGACACTACAGTGGATTTTGACGGGTGGGAGGCAGAGCTCTTTTGCGATGTCGGTGTTTCTAATATTTGCAGCTTCATCAAGACTGCGACCTTTAACCCATTCGGTAAGGAGGGAGGAAGAAGCGATAGCACTTCCGCATCCGTAGGTTTTAAACCTAGCATCTTCGATAATTCCATTTTCATTCACCTTTATTTGTAAACGCATAACATCACCGCAAGCCGGGGCACCAACCATGCCAGTGCCCACGTCTTGCTCTTCTTCATCGAAGCGACCCACGTTGCGCGGGTTTTGATAGTGATCTAATACTTTTTCTGAATATGCCATTCAGTTATTTATTAGAACTGTTTAACAATACCAAAATAGGCTTGCTTCTCATCAGCCATAGCTGATTCATCATCTGCTGTAAAATCGACATAACCTACTTCGAGGTCAGACTCGAGCTTGGTTCCTTCGAAGATTTTGTAGCCTTTTGATACACGCCAGTGAGTACCGACTGTATCATAATCGCCATAAGAAAAATCGAAGTGTCCGAATACAGACGCGTCTACCTGCCAATAATCAGGAGCTTCATCAAGACCGAGGAAGTATGTTACAGCAACGTTCTTTACTTGAACCTTACCGAATACTTCTTCAACATCGAGAGGTGATTCACTAGCGAATTCATCCATAGATGCATAGTTATAGTCAATGTAGCCACCAGTTACAGAGAAATCTTCACCGCCGATTTCTACCTGTGCCCAGTAATCATATTCAATATCAATTTCGGTGCCGTAGTCTACTTGACTAGCCCATACACCTGCTGACATTCCGTTGTGTTCTACATGAACATCTGCGCTGATGGCAAAATCATCCATCTGTGACACGCCACGAAAGATGTAGTCGGTACCAACACCAACTGAACCACCTAACTCTACAGCTTGTGCACTAAGACCAAAAGAGGTCAGAATAACCGCCAATACAAGTTTAAGATTTTTCATGTTATCTCCTTTTGTTGAAAATTTACAAAGAGTTCTATTTTGGAACTCAATTTTATTTATAAAAAGTTGAGAAATAATTGAAAAATAATTAAACTGGGAGATTAATATTTTCGAAAAAATCTTCTGGGATTTCGCCGTCATGTTTAAGCAATGTTTCAAACTTACGGCGTGTGGTAACAAAATTCATATGAGCTTTAGGAAAAACAATCCATTCGGTTTCTCCTTGCTTTCTATATGCCATTAATTTACCAGCACGATTTACGGCGTAGGTATGATTTGGGATAGGACTATCCCATACGGTAATTTCTTTCAAAATTTTCATAATGTAAAACTCAAATTAAATTTTAAGTAATGCCACCTGCAGACTTTGCAATTCGGTAGACAATTCACTAATCTGTGAAAGTTTTTGTTCTTTACGAACTGCTGTTCGTTCTTGAAACAACTCGCTAGCAAGTAATTTCATTTTTTCAGAACGAGTTTTGATAGCAGCAGCAATCGATTCCTTGTCTGCAGTTTCTTGTTCAGTAACCATTATGCCCCTTCTAAAGCAGCCTCCATTTGCTGCCTAAGTTTATGTTGTTCTTCTTTGAGAACAGAAATAGCCGTACGAATATGGCCAGTCGTTGTAGGTTTGACTTGCAATTGAAGATCTTCAATAATTTCAGTCAAGGCATCATATTTAGTCATCATATTCATTATCACCTCTGGTATTTAATTACAGTAAAGCCATTAATAGTTTTTTCGCCTTCGGCGACGTTAATAGGTTGCAACTCAATCTTATCACCTTTTTTCAAATCCAATTTTTGAATCACTTGAAAAGGTAAACGAACCATATCGCCTTTTTCTAATTCAGTAACGTATTTGTCCGTTACAAAAACAATTCTTTCAGAACTCATGCTATGTCCTTATATTTATGCAATTGCTTTTTGCAAATTTGTTTTTTCGGTTTCAAGAACAACGTAATCACCAAAATAACTTTGGAATGCTTCAAGAAAATCTTCAAAGGTTTTTGAACAAGAAAGCTCAATGAAAACTCTCTCTGAATCAAATCCTAATTGTTTTGACATCCTACGAGCAATAAGAAGCAGCACTTCCTCATCGCCTTCTGGTGTATCAAGATCAATAAAAATTGGATAATTGCGCCGGCCAATTTTAAAAATTACATTATTTAATTCATTTAATTCATTGTTCATTTCTTCGATCCATTGCCTGTTCTTTTTTAAGCCGTTCATTTTTTGGTAGATCTTCATCCTTCCATGGAGACACTGATTCGTAATCCTCGCCATTCCTTCCACGAGTATCATTGCCGTCGCTATTTAATTCAGTCAATTCTTGCTGAAATTTTACATAACTCTTGCTCATAAGGTGCACTCCTTTTGATTTTGAATCTATATATCATCTTTGAGTTTTTTGAGATCTTCGATCTTTTCAAGAATCTCTTCGAGGATATCTTCATCGGTTTCTGTATCAATTTCTATTTCAATTTTGATTTTCATTAAGCCGCTTCCGCAAATTCAATAGCAAGATTAAGAGCATCAATCTTTTTCTTTGCATTTGTACCGAACCAAGCAGACGCCATGCGAGTGTCATCAGATCGACCTAATTCGTGATCGGTCAAATAAGTAACTGCATTATATGCATTCCACCAAGAACCGGGACGGAATTCAGCGCCTGGCTGAGAATTAACAATCTCAAGCGCCTGCTGACCAGTCCTGGATAAAGTTTTGTTGTCTTTGGTTGACTTTCCAAAAACTTTGACAAGGAATCTTTCAAAGTCATAGTCGGTATATTTCTTATCACCTAAAGTCTTAGCTGCTTGTTCAAACATTTCTAACTTTCTATGACCGATTCCTAAAATACGTTTAACTTCAGCAGGATCGAAAATACTGCGATGAGAAACTCGAACTCCTGGCTGTCCTTTTTCATTTAAGGCAACAACAAGAGTATTATTACATACGACACGTTCAACGACAAATTTAATGTCAATCGATTTTCCGTATTGATGAGGATTTGAAAAAAGAAGATAACCTTGAACTTTATCGCCTCCGAAAATTTCAAAGCTTTCTTGTACATCAGCAAGTGCCCAAACAATCCGTCCTTCACGTAAGGATCCTGCGGTATCCATAATCATATCACCGCTTGAAACAAATTCCGTGAAAAAGTCAAATGCTTCAGCATTTTGTACAGGATTCCAATCATCGCCTACTGAAGGAGAAAGAATTGTATTATCAGATGTACGTATTAAAGAATTGGTACCAGTTGCAATTTTGTTTCCATCAATTTCAATAAAGGTAGGAACTTTGCGAACCTCCCAATTCAAACCTGCAGCTTCCATCATTTCTTGTGGTGTTAGGTCATCACCAACTGCAGTTCCTAATCGATGCCATGGAGTACCCGCAGATCCACGATATGCCATTTGAGCTTGACCATTTACAATTTCAAGATTGTGCGCCATTACGATTTCCTATTCATTTCAAAATTATACGACTATTATATCCTAAATTTGGAGTCTTGTCAACTATTTTTTTCATTTTTTTTCATATTTTTTCAGTGGATCGTCTGATTTGCACGGTTCCAGACGTCCGTCATCATAGAATACGTATATACACCTAGTCCAGATCGAATACAATCAATAGCATGAGGAAATGTACTTCCATCTGAAACTCTAACAGGTTTTGCAAATAGCATAAGACTAGCATTTCTAAAAACTTCCATAATGAAAAAATGAGCTTCTCTTTTTGTTGTAAATGAACAAGCTCGTTCTAAATTTAATGGGTTTGAAGATGTCTTGGAAAACATTGCATACATATACTTATGTTCTTCGTCATTAATAACCTTAACTAAATTAGTTACATCAATTTCTTCCTCAGCACGCTTGTCGTTATAATCGTACATTCCTAAAAATATACCAAGTCTCTTATCGACGATAACCCATCTATCCGTGTAATTCATTATACTTTTTTCTTACGGCTGAAAAATGCTCTAAGTAATCGTGCGGACAAAATTGAAAAATTTGCGGTTCTGAATCATCGACACCTATGAATATAACTCCGTTACGAATAGGCACTTTTGTCATTTCATAAAACGCCATTGCATAGAAACAAACTTGCATAAAATAATTTTCAATTTTGTCAATTGTCTTTGGTCGTTTTGACGTTTTAAAATCAATGACAGATAATTCGCCATCCCATTCGGCAATGCAATCAACTTGGCCTGCGCATTTTAAAACATCGCTATACAAAAAGCATTCTTGAAACCAAACGTTATCTAATTTGTCATCAAGAATTCTTTTCATTTGATTAAACATAAACAAGTTTGAAGGCTGAGCTTTCTTTGCGTAATCTTCTTCATTATTGATATAGTCTTCGCAAAGTTTGTGTACCGCAGTACCTCTTGTAGAAGCCTGTCGAGATATTTTATTAGCAACTTCTTCGCCGACTCTTTTACGCCATTCCATGAGTTCCTTTTTACCGAGGATACTTAATACAGTCGTAACAGAAGGATATGCTGAACCATCAGGCGTAAAATATCTACGTCCTTCTTCAGTGGTTTTTCTTGTAAGCGTAGGGAAAACGATCCCGTGATCGATATGTTTAAATGTTTTCATAATGTCTAATATATCAAATTTTAAAGAGAATGTCAACCAATAAAAACGTTTGGAGCTCCGGAGATAACAGCGCCTAGATCGGCTGAATCGCCAATTCTTGCTGCAGGAATTCCTCCCATTAATACTTTTGTTGACCCGGTATTAACAATCATACCAGGATGAGGAACACAGCTGCTTCCTGGTAACCAAGTATGTGTTGGATCTAATGTTGCGCCAACAACCGCGCCTAAAACTTCGCCTACCAAAACTGTTGCTTGTAATGTTGCAACAATTGGAGTTACTGGAGTACAAGGATGGCCTGTTGCTACTACATCTCCTATTCTTGCGGCTGGACTCATTTTTTTATTCCTCTTATTATAATTCTGTTGGAAAATCCGAAGGATCGACAAATTCAGAAGGATCGGCAGGTGGATTAGAAAAAGTATTAAACAAAATTAAACCTTCTTGTGAAGACCAAACAAGATCTTGAGTATAAGTATAATTTGATGCAGGAGTTCCCGCATCTTTTTTCAAATTAAAAACATATTCTACGGAATTTGTGTCAGGATCTGGTGGAGTCCATTCAAGAACAAATTCGTTATTTGATAATAGATAATTCCTTGCAGACAATATTGTCATTTCATTTTCTGTCGTTTCGCCAGTTTCAGGAAATATAGTTAAAAATTTATAAAGTTCTCCAGGAAACGGCTCAAACGCGGTTGAGCTTGTAACATTTATAGTGTTATTAGATACTTTTGTTGCCGTTGTGTATATAGGATCACTAACAACGTTAACATCAAGCAACGCGGTATTTGCGTATGTATCAATTACACCAGGCATATTTTCAACTTCAGTCGAAGTATTAGCATAAAATTCAATGTTATAGCTGTATTCTTTTAACGATTCATTTGAAAAAATAGAAGGTAACAAGGTGGTCGTGGGGTCCGCAATGTACCCCACTTCCGTATAATTACCTCCAATATTTGTTATCCTATAATAAATGTCACCGATTGCCATTACACTGCCTTAAGATATCGCTCCGGGTTATAACCTTCCTTTGCTAATATATATTCCTTCACAAGACCAGATCTAACAATATCGTTAATACCGAAATTGATTACTCTGAACGAAGGAATTTTTTCTAAGACATTTAAGAATCCCGGTAGACCTGTAACATCAGCTCGATTTCGAGACATCTGTAAATCATCTTGTTTTGTGTCTCCACAAAAAATGATTTTTGAGCATTCTCCTACTCGAGTAATAATACTATCTAATTCGTGTAATGTCATTGATTGGCATTCATCTACGATGATGATTGAGTTGTCAAAGGTAAGTCCTCTGACGAATGAAGAGGTGGTAAATTCTACCATATTTTTTTGCTTTAGGATATCCCAAGCATCTCCTCGTTGGAAAAGGTCTACGCATATATCTGCGTATGGGGTTGTAAACACTGCCTCCTTTTGTTGTTTATTGCCGGGCATAAAACCCTGCTCCCGCGTCTGTACGGCTGAGCGCACGACGATGATTTTTTCATAATCAGGCTTTGATAAAATGTCTCTCAAACCTAGGTACATTGCACACATTGTTTTTCCTGTGCCTGCAGTACCAACCGCAGCGATGTTATACCCCCTTGCATAATCATCGAAGAATTCCTCTTGCGAGGCAGTTAACGGATCGATCCGTCTCATATTAAATCGATTATTTACAATGTAGTTTGTGCTACTTTCCATCCTCCTTTTTTCTTTCCGTGAGAGCCTTCGTTGCTGTTTAGACATAGGGACCTCCTTGGACTTCTTAAGTCAGAAGTCATTGATGGTGTTTTTTATTGTTCTACTCCCTTTATGGGTACCTTTTACTTCTTTAAGAACATCACGAAAACTCGCATCAGGCTTTTTAAGCCCAAGGCGTACTGGGTCACCGATTCCCAGAAATCCGGTAATTATTTGCTGTATATGAGGATTGGCTGCTAGGTATTCTTCCTTTGCAGCAATAGACATGAGTTTTGAAAACTCTTCTTGTGTGTTGTTATTTCTAAAATCGTATGTTGGCATAAATCTCCACCTGCAAATTTATTTATACAATTGCTTCATACAAGTCTTGCCAATTTTTAATACGACGTATAGAAGGACTGTTAAAATCTTTGTTATGAGGATGATGTATTAAATACGAATCCAAACCTACGGCAAGACCAGCAATCGCATTTTCAGGTTTATCTTCAACCCAAATACAATCACTATCTAAATACGGTTTTAAAGCTTCATCTTTATCAGCCCCACAATCAAGACATACGATTTTTTCAAAAACTCCTACACCAAAAAGAGTTTCTAAATTTTTCCGTCGAAGAGCTTTTGCATAAGGATTTAAACTTAATGAAGTAATGCAATGGAATACGTAACCAAATTCTTCATGTAATTTACGTACATATTTAATTGCATCTTTATAAGGAGGAAGATAACCTATATTTGCAGATTCATTAAAATGACGGACTAAACTTTTTGAAAAGTCTTTTTCTAAGTCGAATGCTTTATGGATTGAATACTGACCCCACTTTTTTGGCTCATATCCTTTTTCACGCATCCAATTATAAAAACCATATTCCCAATCCAAAAGAACACCGTCGCAATCGGTCAAAATGACCTTTTCACTGATATCGGCACCACGCCACATAATAAACTCCAAACGTTAATTGCAGATCCATTATATCCTACAATTAACGTTATGTCAATAGTTTTTTTAAAGAAAATCTTTAAAATTTGATAATTTTTCGTTCCGGCGATTGCGGCGGTTATATTTTTTGCCTTTATTTGACTGTTTTTCGCGACGACGGTCTTCGTTAAGATCGCCCCATTCGTCGTTAAATTTATTGTTGTCAAATTTTCCGTTACGAAAATTTTTGTACCTCTTACCCATTGTTACACAATCCTAGTTTCATAAATGTCTGGAAATATTTCTTCTAGCAATTTTTTGCTCAAACCTTTAAAAGGTTTTTGGGATATCATATGAACAAGCATTTCTGCATCGTCATTATCAACATCCTCAAGTAAGCTGATAAATAAACTTTCTCTTTTTAATTGAGGAAGATTATCGTATCCTCCGCCTTTAACAAAAATTCTTAATCGCCTTACTTCTCCATACAACATATTTTGAACATCTATATAATCATTCTTTTTCCATGGGGGCGCAGTATTAGGAATTAAGAATTCTATTTTTTTGTCGTACGTCAATCTTAAAATTTGTCGAAGCTGCAAACTATTATTTTTTCTAAACCAATCAATTTTTTCTTGTTTGGTTTTTAAGTCTGCAATCTTATTAATAATTTCAGATAAACTTAATCTCATCGGCATAATTAAAAGTCCTGTATATCACTAAGTAAGTTTTTCAATTTGTTCATAACAAAATAATTAAAAAGTTTTTCCCTACCAATTGTTTTTTCAGAACGATATTCTGATAATATTTTTTCTTTATATGCAGAAGGAATTTCAGAAAGATCGATCATTCTTTTGTTGCGCTTAAAACGTAATGCCGTTTCTGCGTCCTGACAAGCATCGCCTTTCATGAAACTTTCTAATCGTTTTTTAGTCATTGGCTTTTGTCTTTCGCCAACGGCTAAACAATTGTCGGCGCTGAGGATATTTGGAACACCGTCTCCAACGTCTCCTTTTAAAATGTGTTCTTGCAAATATTTATCAGGAGTATCGTTGCGGATCCATCTTTTTCTTACTGGATCAAATTGAGATACATTTGCATAGGTGTGCAATTGAATATAATCTTTATCACCAGACAAGATCAAGAATGGTTCAGAACCCATATTCAATTCGGTACCATATTCATGGACAACAGTACCAATAATATCGTCTGCCTCAAGGCGATCAATATTGATTACTTTATAGGGAAAGTTTTGATCTAATTCATCACGAATTTTATGAATGATTTCAAACAAACGATTCCAATCAAGTTCCGATTCGTCTCTTGACTTTTTTCGATTTGCTTTGTAATAAGGAAAGTAATCTTTACGCCATACATTTTTACTATCACAACAAATTACAAAATTTCCATAATCCTTAGAGAATTTTTTACGATTGTGTAAAAGAGATGAGAGAAACATATGACGAATGAGATTTTCATCAGGTTCAATGTTATGATGATTGCCAATGCTTGCAAACAAAGACGCCAGCATAACTTGGTTGTAGTCTACTAAAATAGCCATGTTTTATCCATAATTTAATTTGAAGATCTATTATATCAAAGATCTGTTTCAATGTCAACCATTTCTTCTGCGGTTATTGTTTGCTTTGCAAATTCTTGCAGTGGATGTTCAACACCGCTTGAAAGCAAATGGAGAGACCGTATTGATTCAAAGACCAATACCATTGAAGGGAAATACTTATCGATGTCTTTATTAAAATCGCACCCGGATCGAGTCAATTCGCACAAAACATTTTCCCAAAGTATTTGGGCGATTTCATCTGAATAACTTGTTTTGTATTCTAAAAGTTTTGCCTTGACTTCTTCAGGAGAGCTAGGAGCATCCATGATGCTCATCTTTGGAAAGTCAACAATATTATTAGTCACCTTTCAAATTCCTTAAACAGGCATTCCACAACGTTCTGAAAGTTGCAATATTATTTCGTGCTAAATTAAAACGATCAGACGTTGTAAAGGCATTAAAATAGTTCTGATCTTCATTAATAGTTTGAATAAGTTTTTTAGCAATTGAATAACAATAATTTGCATGCGCCTGTCCATCTTGATGCCAATCATACATAATTGTTGCGTTGCTAGCAGTCTCAGGAAGTGCTCCTAAATTTGGATGCACACAAATACATTGTGACTTAATTGCTTCAATTAATGCAAGACAAGAAGTTTCTTTCCAAATGCTAGGATAAAGAAATACATGAGATTCTTGAAGTTCATGGATAATTTGTTCATTCGAAACAGTTCCATGATTGCGCATTTTAGGATGAGCGTCGATCATATCAAATAATTGTTTATAAGGCTCGTCACGCTGATCCCATCCGTAAATTTTAAATGAAGAATATACATCTAATTCAATGTTATCAAATTCTTTACACAAAGCGTCGAAAATAGGAACTAACAATTCCAATCCACGATGAGGTGTTGTATGATAAATGAATTTAATTGTTGAAGTGTCTTTATCTTGAGGACTATAATTTTTTTCTATTGCATTATAAACAACTGAACATTTGTCATAAGGAATTTGAAAACGGTTGATATAATGATCACGTTGCCAAGCGGAAACAAAAACAAAATGGTCAAATTTTCGCCAACCCATATTATGAAGGATATCCATTTCCGGATCCTCGGCCAAATCATGCGCGTAAAGAATGTTTTTTACATCATCATACATTTCTCGCGGACGTGAAAAATGGATAGCGAAATCTTTTAATAACGATTCATCGACGTTATCAAGTAAACGTCGTCTCATTAATTCGCTACCACCCATTGCATTTTTTGACAATTCGGACTCTATTACTTGTCCTTTGTATATACAACTCATACTTTTTCAACCTTTTCAATACTTTCCAAAAAATTTATACGAAAGGATCTCCAACCATTATTTTCTAAATCGTATACGGAAATAACTGTCCTATCCTTTTCAGGGTGAGGTTCAATAGCAGAATCAAGTTCTGACAATTGCGGATATCTTGTTTCGGCAGGGTGAATAACCTTAGAAGCTTCAGGAATCATATCTTCCAATAATGTACATTTCATTGTACGTTTTTCGCCGTTCACTTTTTCAAATTTGATTACGCAAACGTTTTCTTTTAAAAGCTCAACGATCTCTGCGGGTTTCATAATACAATTTCTCCATATTTTTTATCTTCAATTCTAGAATAATCAAAGATTTCTTCAAGTGTCAATTTACTTCCGACATCTTCCCAAAAGTTTTTTATCAAATCATAAGAACGAACACACGCCTCATCTTGTCTTTGGTATTGATATATATTCATTGATTTAAAATCAAATATGTTATGATTAAACAGCGGAAAATGCCACACTCTATCAAAACCTAACGGATGCATAAGAACGTTGTTCTCTGCGGAAAACCAAGGAGGCATTCCTTTAATATAAGGATTTGGCATTCTCCAGTGTATAACATCATCATCTTCAAAATAAAACTTAACTAACTTTCTTGCATACTTTCTAGTGACAACATAACACTGTAATCCATGATCATAATATTCTCGCCATCTTGGTACCATAATAGGATCCTTACACCAACGGCTCCATGGGTCATCCCAAACCCCGCACAAATGTAATGCACCCCATTTAGTGCCCATTCTTTTTAAGAATTCTTCAAATGTAAAATTCCAATGTTGAACTGTAGTAAAATCAACATCGTCTTCAAAGAAAACTCCAAATTCATCATCGGTTGTTTCTAACCATTGTTTAATAGCTAAAAGATGAGACGACGTCGTTCCTTTAGCGATGTCTTTTATTTTAATTTGATCTCCGACAAAAGTAACAGATGGATTTTTATCATCCCAACGGTCAAACATTATAAAATTAATATCCGATATTCCATAATCGGCAAAACAGTTTATTGTGTATTCTTTTCTATCGGGTGCCTCGTTTAAATTAATTACATTAGGCCGCGGCATTCCTTTAAATTTATTCATAAAAAACTTATAATTTAACAGCCAATAAAACCAAAATTGCAAATAAAAGAAGGTTAGTAAAAAATAACTCAACGGCTAAAATAGTATGATACCACAGCCATCGCGATTCGTATACCTTTTGGACGTTTTCATTTTCGGTGGTAGGTAATTTATCAATGGCGTCTAACACAGGATCATAAGGTTTGCCATCAATCCATTGTATAATTTTTTTAAGCATAACGTGCCTCGTTTCTAATACAGGTTTGAACGTTTCTTAATGCGCTATGAAAATTAGATAAACCTGCATTGTTGTAAATTCTATATGTTTCAATGTTAAATCTTTCAGGAAGAATGTGATCTTCGTTAATATTTGAAACACTTCCATGAATTAATTCTTTTGTTAGGTTTCCGTTAAAATAACGCCTAGAATCGTTTTCGTAATCGCAACCTTCACGAACCAATTGTACTAACAATATGTTTTCGTTTCCAACCTTTTCTATAATAGGTTTAAGTTCTTCGACAAATCCGCCATCAGAAATTGCATAATTTTTTTCTAATTCAATTTCTGTAGAAACTTGCTCACCGAAAAAAGCTGCGCCATATTTTGGTTTAATAACTTTTTCCGAAACATAAATCATTGCCTCTCTTCTCGACATTCCATTGAGTTTTTTTTCAGGCAATTCTTTACGGTCTCGGTTTTTATAGCCAAGCATAAACCAATCTTTGCTTACATTGAAATACTTATATGTTTCAAGGAATAAGACGTGTTTAAAAGAAAGATGTTTGTAGCCGTAATGCTTTTTGAAAAAATCTGCCGCTTCATCTTTACCTGAACCGGGCGGGCCATTAAAAATAACAATCATTCACGTTCCTTATAAAAACCATACTTAGCAATAAAATAAGAATCAACCACATCGTCGATAGGACTTTTAGATTTTGCTATTATATCAAATTTTGAATAAATGTCAATACCTGTTTCAGAAATAAATGCATCAATCATTTGTTCTTTCTTAGCATTTCCCTTTCCGGTTGCAAATTTTTTAATTTCAGTTGGGGCAGGGGTTTCAACTCTAAAATGGTTATGATGCAAGCGATACTTAAGTACACCCGCATTTTCAGCAATTTGAAATACTCGGCCGACTGCGCCAAATGCATATCCTTCAACATAAACTACATCCGCTTTGTGGTGTATTGTTTCAAAAAGAACGGGGCGAGAAAGTTTCCAATATCGATCATAATCGTTATCCCATTTAGGATGGCGCCGCGGAAAAAACCCGTCTCCTGTTTGTTCAAGAACACGATCGCTATTTGTTTTTGCGTGGACGAGATAGAAGAGT